AGCATGATCCTGACCTTGAAAAGCTTGTAATTTCATCATTTGCAAAGATTTTGAATTTTCCATGGCAGGATCTTCCGGTTGTGGTTGCTGCGGGGGAGGAAGTATCATGTCAATATCTCTAACGCCAAGCGCTTGGTACATTCTTCTATACGCCTCGTGCATATTGTGCATTGGAGGATTAGAAGTTGCCATTTGCAATTGCGTTTGCGCCAGTGTTACGCGCTGTGACATCGAGAATATGTTTGGATCAGAAACAGGTAGAATGTCCACCCGTTCATCGAAATCTTGTTGCTTAATTATTCTGTTGCCGCCTCGTACCGCGTATGGATATTCCGGTGGCAAGCTTTGTGCTAAAACTTTTGCCAGTAACTTGAACTCTATTTTTTGACCATAATGCAAACGCTTGTGTATCGCGTTCATGACCTTTGTTCCGCGTTCCATGATCGCCATGGTCGTTCCCACGGGATTGGCCTGTGAGCCTTCACCCATCTTGTTATCAGCAATCGACGCAAAGCGTCTTCCTGCCTCGACAACAAAGCCTAGTAATTGAAAGAGTGTTGCGCTTGGTTCCTTATATGGAATCAGCATTAGGGATTCACGAATAGCACCTCCCGGTGCATCTACATCCCGGAATTCTCCTGGTTGGAGTGGTTGGTCATCGTCCCGAACTCGCAGCCCTCTCGCTTTAAATCCGGCAGGAAGATTGGACAACGTACCTGCATCAATAAGCTGTCTAAGAGCTGACGTTGCGGTTCTTGATAAACCCCCGAGCATGTGGATAAGGCCAAAGCCATAAAAGCCAAGGCCAGGTAAAAACTTGTAATGGACAAAATAGGAAATCTTTTTGCGAAGGGGATCTTGCTCTTCATAGTTGCGGTAGATGGATAGCACTTTTCCCGATCCCTCGTCAATGGTAACAACGTAGGGCAGTTTGATGCCCGTTGGCTCGTTTTCCAATGTATCCTCAAACCCGACAATATCCAGGTCACAGTGAAATTCCAACAAAAGAATTTCTTCCGCATTGATTGTTTTCTCCGCGCCTTCCAGCTTGTCATAGGTTTGCTTTGCTTCATTGGGATCCGGTTCCTGCATGGAGATATCAATATCCCTGTACATGCCGCCGACTTGTTTCTTGCGAAGCTCATTCCCCATCATCTTAACGACGTGAGTAATGCGCTCACATGATTCCATGTCCGTTGAGACATACGGAATGACAACGTCTTCGGCTGGAACAAATTTTGAAACTGCCCTGCCTTTGACTTCGTCGTAATATACCTTACGGAATGCGCTGCCTGCCAATGGCAGGTGGAATAGCATCTGATCGAGTTCCTGGTCATACTCTTCCATGACATAGGAAATCTGATAGTTCATGAATTCCTTGACACGCTGAGCCTGCTCCTCGACCTCTGGTGTTATTTCACCCACGATCTGCGTTCGAACGGGTCCTTCCGGTGGTAGTAGTTCCTTGTACGCCTGCGCCTGAAACTGCGTTACCGTTTCCGCCAGAAGCGGATGCGTGACGCCCGTTGCACCGGCAAATGGCTTGGAGCGATCCTCATACTTGAATCCCAGTAAATCCAGTCCGTCGCTATAGGTCTTGAGCCACGAGCTTCGTGCGTCCTTGTCGGCCTCGTAGTCGCCCACGAGTCCCTTGGACAAGCTCTGTAGTTCATCATCTGGAATCACTTCCGCAAGGTTCGAGTTGAATGCGCCTCGTCCTGACATATCAGGAAGCGGATTGACGATCGCCGATCCATCCTCCATCATCACCGCGTTGTTCTCCATTCCGGGCAATGCAATTTGGGCCTCGGAATTAGGCTCTATCTCTAAATTAATATCTTCATTTACTTTTTCTATGGCCATAATGATCCTAATCCTAATTTACTTCCTATCAATTTCATTTTATCATCTGATTCCATAAACGTTTGATACTTGTCCTGTACTGTTCCAGCCAGTTTTCCTAGATCAGAAGTATTTTCTTGTTTCAATTCATCTTGGGCATTAAACATTCCCATTATTATTACATCCTGTATTCCTTTAAGATTTTCCTCTGTCGGTTTGTAATTCATTTCTGCCATAAATTGATAGGCTATCTTATCAGTATTAATATCTGGACTATTCTGCCTTAGCATTTCACTTTTCAGCATCTCTTTTATTACATTCATGTCGTTAGAGGAAAACTGATGCTTGGACGGAATTGTTTCACCACCATTTCTATAACCAAGTGGCTGTGTCATGTCATAGATATCCGCCATGCCTCCTCCTTTGTATGTTAATGGTTCCTGTGATATTCCCGTAGCCTTTTGTATTTCAGGCTGAGTTGCCACTCGGGATGATATATCAAGCATTGTACCCCAAGGTGTTGCTGATAGAAATCCTGGAAATCTGCTGATTGCTGACTTTATCAATGTTTTTGTCACGCCTTTCACATGGCCGAACTTCTTGTACATTCCGTCAACCATATTCTTAATTCGGTCTCCCTTATTCTTAAATTTTTTCAGGCCTTTTTCTTCCAGTTTTTTCCCCTCTTCCCAAATTTTCACATTGCCCGGCGCACCTTCTGTGCCCGGCACAATGCCAATTGCCTGTTCAAGATTGAACTTTCCGGCGTGCGTCATAATGTTCTGGTATGTTGGCGCATTCTTCAATAGCAAGCCCTTCTTCTTCCATATGTTCCTTATCCTTTGATTAATGAAATTCTTCTTGCCCGCCAGATCCGCATTGTCAATTCCGTGACGCTTCAGTGTATTATGAAAATGATTAAAGTCTCTAAAATTTGCTATCTTTAATAATTGCTCAAAAGCTTTTTTATCAGCGCGGATGGACGGCCAACTTTTTGCACCGGTAAATCCCACCGGACCACCCGGTGCATAGCCCGGCAGCGAGGCAAGTCCGCCTTCCGCTCTGCCCAGGTCCTTGTCGGACAGACCGCTCAGCAAATATTCCTCCAGCGCCATGAACTCGTCCCTCCTTAGGTCAAAGTAGTTCGCCCTTTTTTGCATTTCGATTTCGTCTGGCATAATCTCTCCTACGCCGATGAGGCGGCTCGCGCCGCCACTCGGCTAACCCAGTCAGGGGTGCGTGCGTTTAAGGCTGACTGGTAACTCATTAATTTTTCAAAGGTCGTGTTAAACTGTTAATTCCAACAAGGCCTCCACGTTTATATGTTAGTGGTTTAGGTTCCATTAATTGTTTCGCTGCCTCGGACTTAGTCGCTAATCTTGAACCAATGTCCGACAGCAATCCCGCAGGAGACATTTTTAATCCACTCATACCTAAACTTTTTGCTATTTTAAGCAAATCATCAGAATAATTTTTAACTAATCGCTTTGCTATTTGATGACTATTTTCACCGGAAAAAAATTTAAAGACAGGTCTTTTTAAGTCATTTTTATAATGCTTAATGCTACTCTTTAATTGATTAACTTCTGATTTAATCTCCTTTGCATCATCCGCTGAAAGTCCTTTGTAATCAAATTTAAGGTTTTCAATTTCCATTAATATCCGCGTTTAGCTGCTTTGGGCTTGACCATCAGGCCGCCCTTGTATCTCTTGACAGCGCCGCCGCGCTTATATTTTTTAACTTCTCCTCCTTTGGCTTTATCATATTTACGTTCGTCGCCAAAATAACCTTTTTTTTCCATTTCTATGTATAACTCGTCTAGATCTAAATCTTCAAATTCCGGAAACTCTATAACGAATTTTTCCGCTGCGTATTTTAGTGAATCTTGTATGCTCATTTAGTAATACTCCATTGGTTCCATGGTCCGTGGTTCGTCGTAGTAGTCATCGGGGAGTTGCACAAAGTTGCCTTGGCGGTATCGCATAAGCGCCTGCGTCGTTGAATCGACGTAGTCGTCATGGTCGCCAAAAGGAAAAGCCGCACACTCCTCTATCACCTCTTCTGCCCAACGCTCGTCCGGATACCATACTTGGCCGGCCTCGAACATCGGTGCCACGGAATTCACCCGCACGTGCTTGTCATGCCCCCTGCTGGGAGTATAATTCACAACGGGAATTCCTGTTGATCTTAACTCATCTGTCAAGGGAAGTCCAGAAGCTTTTGCTTCCACAATCACTGTTTCCGGTTCCCAGTACTTATACTTCTCCATAGCACGCTTTTTAAGCTCTGTAAACTCCCATCTTGCCTTTTCTGCATCAAGCAAAATAATATGGGGTTTCGCCTTATTCGGCGGCGTAAAGATGCCCCACGTCGTGATGGCTGAATAGTCGGCGGTCTCTTTTTTACTGTAGGCGGTATCGTAGCTCTGTATGACGTGAATCAAGTCGGGAATATCCTTCTCCTCCCATTTCTTCCACCATTCCCTTTTAATGATCGAGCCTTCCTCACTCGTTGGATTTTGCTGCCACTGCGCCTGCCATTTTTGCTCGGTCAGGGATGCTTTAGTGGTGGTCAATGTGTCAAGGTCCCAGTACTCCGGCCACACGGGCTTGCCCGATGGCAGGATGGCCGGGAACTCAATCAGCTCCCACTGGTCCGCCTTGGGCTCCTTCGCCTGCGCATCGATCAGTTTTCCCGTCAAGTCCTTCACGGACCACCTTGTCATAACGATGACGATGGCGCCTCCCGGCTGCAATCTTTGTCTTGGGCCACTGGTATACCACTCATAGGCGGAATCAAGGGATGTCTCGGAAAGGGCGTCCTGCTCACTGTG